TAAACTTTACCGGAGTTTAGAAGCTCTGGAGCACGGCTCGCGATGTCAGTCCCGTTAGTTCCACATCAGTAGCCCACGCATACGTGACTATATTCACACCTGCTGTAGTGACACCATTTGCTGATCGTAGAGCTGCGAATTGTGTGAAATCAAGTTCACCCATATCATCAAACTCCGATAAAGAACAAGCGTTGAGAAAGTGCCTGTTAAACAAGAATGGTAACTCCATAATCGCGGTGGAAGTGGTCTGGGGATCAAGCCACACATGCGGTTTTTGCGAGGTCAATATTTGATAGCCTGGTGAATAACCATAGGCCGCTCCAGTGGTATCCTGGATGTAACCTATCATCGGCGTGTAAAACGCGCCAATGCTGCCATAGTAAAACTGACTCGCATTGATGGTAAACTTAAGATGCAACTTGCACCTAATATATCCAAAACCTTCAAGTTTATTCCGGATACTAGGATTGTTGAAAAACAAAGTCCAAGGACGCATCGTTGAGATATCACCGATCGGCGCATTCTCTGTCCAAACAAAAGTGTGGATTTTCGTCGGTCGAGATAGATAATCTGAAAGATGTGAACTCGTTATGAGACTAGTTGCTGTGCCATCATGAGGGGTTCCCAAGTATAGGCTTTCAGCAGTGGACTCATTAATGAATTGTGTTTGTTGACTGTTGCTGCTTTCTGAGCCCTCAGTCGTAGGAATCTCAGATTGTATCGCATTCATTTGTTCATTTGTTTTGCTAAGTCTGTAATTTTCGAGCGTGCAGGCCAACTTAACCCTACTCGCCTTACAATTTCTTTTCGTATCCAGCTCCATACTCCCATAAATATGGGTTTCGGGGAACGCCCTAGCAAGAGAAATTTCAGAGTCCATTCTCACTGATGTTTGTGAAATTGAATGTACATCGATGCAGTAACTACTCTGAAACCAGCACTTTTGGCTTTGAAGACCTGTGCAAGAGGCCTTATGGTTCGTTGAGTTCCAAAAACGGTTTTTATAACCGTTGTAGCTCAAACGGGGGTACTCAAGCATTTGCAGCTTGAGCGTGTCACTTTTCTCCAATGAGTCAATAAAGTGACAAAATTCATCAAATGCTTCTTCACCATAGAAAAACATCTCACTGGCTGCAGAGCACATTGCTTGCGCTAACTGCGTGCTAGCCATGACGGACTTAGATCTCACTTGGATCGTTAACATTTTGATGATTGAGTTGAACTCCAGTCGTCCAACATACACTCCCAAAGCAACATCATAGCAAAAATTTCGTTTAAGGAAGGGAGCTTCCAACAACGAAATGTAGGGTCGCGATTCTGAACTTTTATCGGCCATAGTATAACCTAAGCCCAGTCCCTCAAGAACATCCTTAATTTGCGTATGATGATAGTCCGGACATTTCGGACTTACACACAAGACATGGTCATCACCAAGGATGACACCAACAACATCAACAAAGAAATTCTCTATGTCATAACCAGCTTCACTGAAAGCGTACATTAGGTAAAAAACATTGAGAATACAATTAAAAATCGTCGTCAACTGATGACCTGATACTTCACCTCCCAAAAGAGTGATCAACATACCAAAGAAATCAACCGACGGATTCATGAGCTCGTACTTGAGGACTTCCATCATAAGAATCATTTCCTCATCAAAGTGTCCAGAAGCTTGACAAACACGGTTTATTGAGTCCATCACATAGTACATGACAAGCATCTTTACTTTCTTATCGTAGAATACATGATCGCCCGCGATAGTGGTGTCTATGCCAAAGCATGCTAAACGGTGGAACAATTCATCCCACTCAGGTGAAGTGGTGTTCAATCCAACAGCTACCCAAAAAAGGTCCCTATTGCGTTGCACAACCCGTGCAAATCCCAGATAGAACATACGGACAATAACCAATAGTTCAACTGGGCAACTGAAGAAGATCCGTGTTTTGCACGCTTCAAATTTCTTAAACGAGACAGCCTCGTCCTTCAAATTTGCACCAAACACTGCGTGTAATCGAATGCCTCCTCTAAGGGTTTCTAGCCACTCGGCGATGCGTTTTTCAACCAATGGTGTGAACTTGACACCTTCTGGCCAACGTTCATCGTTTAGATCAACAAGAAACGCTTTTTTGGTCCGGTAATATGGGAATCCCATGCTAGTGCTGCGCTTTATGGAATCTACATAAGCCATTCCAGGAACACCATTCACAGCAGCATCAAGACAACATGGTGATATTAAATCAACCTCACCTGGAGACAAATTCTTAAGAATGTACCTCACCCAGACATCACCAATTCGCTGTAACAACAACTCATCCATGTGTTTAACAGGTTTCAAGAATTCTTTTAAGCCCGCCTGCTGAGCTCGCCACGAATCCATAACTGGTGGACGTAGTCTCCTCTCCAACCCCACACCACAAAGTGTTCGTCCATATATCTGTGAAGCCAATTCACTATCGAACACATTGGGTTTGGGTCTACAGCGAAACACTTTCAACTCACCATGGTACATCAGGTTTCCATCGTCATGAAAGTCAATGTATGATTTAGGCCCTTTATAGACTTCAATGTCACCAATAGGTACTTTACCAACCTGGACTTTCATGTCACACGCAAAATGCTTAAAATCCTCATATGAAAATTTAGCTGCGTAGGTAGTGTTTGGAGAATCAAGGATAACGTGGTAACCAACCACCACAGGACCATAACCCGTCAGGGCGATTAAAGGTGCGCCACAATCTCCCACTTCAGTGCTAACCGAACACGTGCCTTTGAACACCTCCATGTCAAAATAGTGTCCTGATATTGTTCTGGAGAGATGTTGTTTTTTGATCCCCAAGACTTCAATCTTTTTGACGGATCCATCCAATCGCTTGATTGTGTAAAAGCCATCGTAAACACCATTATATGAAGCTCGAACGAAGTTACGTGAGATATCATTAAACAACGCTGGGAGGTTGCGAGTCCTAACAACCGCTATGTCACGGTCCAATATGCGTTCAATTTGTGATTGTTTCAAAACAAACTCAACCTTCGGAGATACAAGATGGTTCCTCCCGAGGTACACTATGAACCGACAATCCCCATTGCTTGGCAATGAATGGGAGTTCGTAACAAAGTGTTCATTGGACAAAACCACAAGGTTGCCTGTATATTTCCAAGCCGGAACGGTGACACCATCAAAAACTTCGAAGACAAGGACATTACGGCACAGCTTGCGCTCGAAACCAACGAGATCCCTGCATAAATCCGGTACAAAATCGACGGTGGTAACAGACCGATCTTCGACAGCCCACATGTTCACTTTCTCGTCATTTGGCGCACTCTTCGGGAAAGAACCAAAATCTCTAAGGACTTGAACTTGTGAGTTCTCTACAGCGCTTGGAAGCTCTGTTTCCAAGATAGTCTCATCCATTGCTGCTGCACCAAGTTCAACATCAGTGATCACCTCTTCATTCTCTTCTGGGCGTACGGTGACATTCTGGCCACCTAAAGATCTATAAGCTATGGCAGTTATAGTGCCTAAGCTCAAAAATGCTAACGCGGCTTTCAGATATGCCGAGCCTCCGCCAAGAGAGTCATCAATGAATTTTCCAAGTTTGGAACATAAAAGCTGTTGGTTCTTCTTCCTCACGAGACAAGGTCTCAAAAACCTAAAGGCTATCTTCCTGAAAAAATGAAACTTTCCAAAATACCTAACTGAACTACGGAAGAACTGACTATAGAAGTAGAGCGAGACACACATCTTGAAGATTGCGTCCATAATACCACCCACTACAGCACCTGTTGGGATGGATATTTCTCTCTCTGTAAATACTTCACTAATATCAATCCAATCATTCACATTGGTATGTTCCTTAACATATACCGAAAAGTTGTAAAAATCGTGGAGTATATCACCATCCGACCACCCATCGTTGATAATGAGAGGCAATTCCATGAACGCGTAATAATCTAAATACATAGACTCGACATCATGATCTTTCATCTTTTCGACAAAGGTCATCGACAATTCGGGGCGATAAAGCCTCGTTACCGAATGCTCAGAAGGTCGATCCCTCCAAGGTTTGTCAACCTTATTGACCTCACAAAAAAGGTCGCCATTGCCATTCCGAGCATAGAATCGTGCTTTAAAAGTAGCAAACGGGTCGTCTCCAGGCGTTGTGTTAGGAGCTCGCCATGAGTCTCCCCGTTGATCTTCAGAAGCCACAAAGACTACTTCACCTCCTCTTACTTGGTATGTCCCTCTGGTTGGTACAAATGTATTGCTGCTCTGCAAAGATGATGAAACACACAAGCACATATCCCTCGGGTTACGACAATCAGGACAGATATCAATAGTATAAGCTGAATTGTTTTCCAACCATCGAATTTGCTCCACATCATGGGCATCGCTGATCTTACCAAGCCATTCGAGAAACCGAGACATGTTAGGAAGGGTCGTTACAAATTCATAAGCTCCTTGCATATCTCCTTTCCTAGTGGCAACACTAATGCCGAACGACCAATAATCAGGATAACCAACTGGATCGCCACATTTGTTACTATCAAGTGATATCCCATCGGCGGCTACGTAGGGTGCTCTCACGACAGGTTCTATGCGATACTTCAAACGTCTCATTGCTGCATATGAGGCTCTATAATACCGTGGTATATTGAGATCGTGAACATTGGTTGAAACCATACACAAATTTGCCAGCATTGGTGTTCTTCCTTTAGCTTCAAGAGCTGCTTGAGGGGGACACCAACCGATTCCATTGTTGATTCTCATAATATCTGCGATAGTTGGGTCCACACCCTGGATCTTTTGAGGGTTGTGAATGGCAGCATCATCGATGATAATGGTGTGCATACTTGATGTGAAATTGTCATAATACTCCGACTCAGCAGTAACGGTATACCTAAATGCTTGATCTGGGTTTCGTCCTCTTCTTCTAGCGTCGAAATCTGCAATAACGGTCATGACACTTGACTTGCCTATACCAGATTCTCCATATACAATGAGACCCAATGGGGCCTTACGAATAGCTTGGGCAGCTGTAACAGTGAGATAACGTTTTTCGATTGCTTGCAACTCAAATTGTATCCCATGAACTAGCTTCCCTTCTGGCGTCGCAACCTTCATATATTTGACTAGACCCTTGCTCTCTTCGATAGCTGAAGACAGCTCACTCAAGAAAGTATGAACATCTAGATTAACAGCTGCTGGATTGCAAAGAAACTCAGATTCCATTTTGAGCTTTTTCGCTCTGAGCATCCATTTACTGAGAACGTCTCCATCAATGAAGAAGTGTTCAATATCGCCAGTAAGCATGACTTGCCTGCCCTGCTTTAACATAAAAACGAGTAATCCAGCACAAGCATCCATGAAACTCAAGCAATTAACGAGCGTGGGTCTGACCTTCCTTCTTTCTAACTTGTCAAACAACTCGGAGTCGACCTCAATTCCTAGCTTGTGGTAAACACAATGCATTATTAGGTGATTGAAAAAGGTCTTGAGCCTACGACTAAGTTCTGAGTCTTTACAACGTGCATAATTGTCATA